TAGTATTTTTGAGGTATAATGTTCTTACTTTGTTCTTTTTAACACTTTTTCGTATATATTTGACGCCAGATTCTTCATCATTAGTGGCGCTACCATACGACCGATTCGTTCAGCTTGTTTATCAAAACCACCCTCTAGTTTATAATCATCAGGTAATCCCATAATTCTCTTTAGTTCTGGTATTGTAAACTTACGATTTTTATTATAATGAAATACACCTGACACGCTCATTTGTTGACCTCTTTGTGTTAATGTTGGACAAGGAAGTTGAGCGGCAGGTCGTATCATATTAAACATAGATTTTTTATAGTTAATATCTACATAGTAATATTCTTTATCAGTATCCCACTCATAGTGTTTAACATCTGTTTTCATTAGTTGATCTATTGTAGTATTTGAATTTGATACAACTGGCTTCGCATTCTTTTCTTGGAAACCCATTTCTTTATATTTTGGCCACTGGTCTTTTGGTATAATTCGTATTTCGTTTTCACTTGGTTTTGTATGTCTTGTAGGATTAAGTGGTAATATCTCTACCCATTTCTTTTGAAAGCCACCTTGTACATAATCGTATAACTCTTTTTCTTCTTCTTCATTGTTTTGTACATTTTCAATAGCATCTTTTAGTGATACTTGTTGTTTATATGGTTCAGGATATACTTCATTTTCCATAGTCATAAAGTTTAATCCTGCCTTGTCCATAATGTCATTTCTTACTGCGATAAAAAAACATCTTTGTCTTGCTTGTGGTGTACCATAATCAGCGGCGTTTAACACTTTACCGACTGCTTCATATCCCAATTTACCAAACTCATTGACTATTCTATTAAAGTATTCTTTCGCTTCACCCATTGTAATACCAGCAACGTTTTCACCAATTACTACTTTAGGCATTATCTCACCTGTGATTCGTGTAAATTCAAAAAATAAGTCTTCTATATTTTCTACTTTTTTACCATCTGAATATATCTTTTCTTGGTCCCAACCTTTTTCTCTTTTACCTGCAACACTAAACGCTGAACACGGTGGCGAACCGTCTAATATATCTAATTCACCTTTTTGAATACCAGCGGCTTTTAAAAAGTCTTCGCCTTTAAGTTGTTTTATATCTTGTGGTAAAACTGGAGTATTTGGATAGTTTGATTTGTATGTTTCAACGGCAGCTTCTACAAACTCATTTACACATAATATCTTTCCACCCGCTAGTCTATAACCCGTAGAAGAACCACCACCTCCAGCAAATGTAGAGATGACAGTAAAGAGTTCTTTGTTAGAGTTATCAATAACTTCTTTTAAAAAGTATGGTTTGTACATAATATAATATTATCAGGTTTATCTAATAATGTCAACGCTGGCGTCAGTTTCAATTACCACTCTAGCGCCACAATTAAGAATAGGCTTATCATTACCACCATAGACCACTTTGGACGGACCGTTAATAACCACTTCGTGGCAATAAACATTCTTACTACCTTGCTTAATCGTAATAACTGGATCATTTCTTTCATATTTTTTATTTGCTCTAATCACGTGTTGATTCACGTGTATATAAGTTTTAGATTTTTTGGATAATCTTGGCATCTCTATCTTTCTTCATTATATCCATCATCTTTTCTGCCTTTTCATAAGCTCTCTTTAATTTAAATTTAGATACTTTATCTGTAAAATTTAAACCTAAGGTATGGTCATATTCGTGTTGAAAGATACGACTAAACATACCATCTAAATGTGCTTCTTTTAATTCATTATTTTCATCAGTATATTTAACAACTATCTTACGAGGTCTTGTAATTGATAAAAATACAAATGGGAAAGTTAAACAACCCTCTTTCATAACTACAGTTTCTTCACTACTTGATATAATCATAGGGTTAAAACACGCCATCTTTAAACCGTTTTCTAATTGTAAATGGTCGCCAAGAACAAACATATTAAAAGGTAAACCTACTTGATTACAAGTCATTCCTATTCCGCCATATTTTTTCATAGTTTTAAACATTGCTTCCGCAAGTTCTTTTCTATCTTTAAAACCTTCTTCTTTTAACATATCGTCCTGAAATGGTGCGATTGCTGTTTGTACTCTTGGATCCGATGGTGGTATTAATTTTAGTTCTTTAGACATATTGTAACCTCGTAAAGTTGTGTTCTTTTTCAAACTTGATTATATTTGTAAACTTATCAAAAAGTATATCGCCTTTGTGTGATATAATAAAAATGTTTTCTTTTTCCATTTTTCTAACTATCTTAAAAAAGTCATCTGTTCCTTGACCATCTAAACTACTATCAAAGATTTCATCAAGGACCATTAGATTTGTATTGGCGCTGTTTTTCATTTTAGCGATAGATCGCCAAGTAAAGACTAACGCTAAATCTATTCTCATCTTTTCACCTTCACTAAAACTATTATAATCAAATACATCTCTGTGGCGACTTTTAACAGTTTCATTAAACTCCTCGTCTAAATGAAAGTTAACAAAGAAGTCCATAGATTGTAGATATTGATTTATAAGTGTATTCATAATAGGTAGATACTTTTTAATAATCTTTGCCTTAGCGCCTTTGTCAGAAAGTATCTCTCTTATAACATCAATGTATTTCTTTTCTTCTACAATTTTATTTAGTTCTAGTTTTGTTTCTTCTAATTGTTTCTTTAGTTCTTCTAATTGACCTTCGACATCTTTACTGTCTTCGTCTTTACCTTCTAGTAATAATATTTCATTGTGTAAACTATCACTAAACTTTTTGATTTCATCTATTGAAGTATTAAGTTTTGACATTTCAATATTAATATCATACATCTTATTTGATATATTATTAAAATCTGTAATCTTATTTTCTACTTTTGATAGTTCAGTTACTAAATCTTTCATACCATCATTTAAAGTTACAAGTTTTTTCTTTTCGTAATCTATCTTTTCATCTCTAAATTCTGGTTGTATCTTTTGTGTACAAGTAGGACAGTTATCATTTTCTTCAAAAAAATCTAAATTCTTTTTGTGTGTATTTAAGTTCTGTTCGATTTTTGTTTCTAACTTTTCTAATTGTTTTCTTTTATTTTCAAATTTATCTTTTTCTTTTATGTCTTCTTCTAACTGTTTATATTCACTATCTAACTTTTGTATCTTTCTTAAATATTGTTCTTTGGCGTCATTGTTTTGTTGTAGTTTACTTCTTTTAATATCAATGTCACCCATACTTCTATTTTTTAGTTCTTCAAAATGTTTTGTTTCTAATTCATATTTTGATTCGATTAAATCACATTGGTGTCTAGCTTCTACTATTTTTTTACCAAGTTCTGTTTGTTGACTTCTTGTTAACACGTCCATATGCGATAAAACTCTTATATCTAATATTTCTTCTACAACCTCTCGTCTATGTCGTGGTCTCATTTGCATAAACGGCTGATATGATGAAGAACCTAGTACTGCAATTTGTTTAAATGCTCTATGATTTAATCTTAATATTTGATCTTCTAAAATATTTTGATAATCTACACTTGACGCATCTTGGTTTTGTAAAACGCCATCACAGTAAATTTCAAATATAGATGGTTTGATACCTCGTATAATTTTATACATCTTTGTACCAACTTGAAACTCTACCTCAACTACTGTATCACCATCATTAATAGTGTTAACAATCTGTTCTTTTTTAATATTTCTAAATGGTCTATTAAACAATGCAAAACATAAAGCGTCTAACATAGTTGATTTACCAGAACCGTTAGCGCCAATCATCAAAGTTAATTGTGACTTTCTTAAATCTATTTCAACAGGTGTGTTACCAGTGGAAAGAAAATTCTTCCATCTTATCTTTTTAAATAAAATCATTTTTCAATTGCTTCAGTAAAGAGTTCTTTTACAACTTTCTTTAATTTGTTTTTATCTAAATCAGTATCTATTTGTTCTACATAATTACCTAAAAATGTAAGTGTATCTTCGCCTTGTTCTAATATGTTTTCTTTTACCGATGCTGTAATATCAGTATTTAAATCTTCTATAATATTTACTTCGTGTGTGTTTACTGTATTATGTAATCTATCTATTAGATTGTTAAACATTTCTTCGTTTGTTTTGTTTGTAACAAATACTTTTACAAAGGTATTTTCAAATTGTGTTAAGTCTTTTTTTGTATAATCATTTTCCTTATCGTTATAGATAAGTTTTTTATGAAGTCTAATTGGATTAGGTATTCTTGTTAGTTCTCTTGTTTCTGTATCAAAGATATGAAAACCTTTTGGACACTTATAATCTGACCAAGTAATTTCGTATTGAGAACCAAGATAATATATTTGACCATCATCAGATTTTTTATGAAAGTGACCAGAGATAACTTTTTCAAATCGTTTAAACATAGACTTGTCTAAACCTTGATTGTTGTAAGTGCCGTTATGCATCTCAAAACCTTTTATCTCTAAATGACCAAACGCAACTTGTGCTTGAGTAGTTTCTATTTCTTTAATAGAGTGATCGTAATTCTCATCACATATCCAAGGAATAAAAAGAATATCTAATCCACCAAGATTAACAGTTTGAGCTTTATCATAAATCCATGGTTCGTGTTTACCATCATAGGTCGTACACAATTCTGTAATTGCATTGACTTCATTCGTGTTCTTGTAGTAAGTATCGTGGTTACCTAATATGATATGAGTATCAATTTGTTCTTCCCATAGTCTTTTCATAAACTTTTGTCTAAAGGTATGTGCTGTTTTAAAGTTAATAAACTTTCTTCTATCAACTACATCACCTAAATGAACAAATGTTTTGATATTATGTTCTTCCAAATAAGGAAAAAATATCTCATTATAGAAACGCATAAAGTAATCCAAAAATGCTGGACTATCGTTCCTCGCACCGAAATGCGTATCGTTTAACAAAGCAATTTTCATAATTAATTAAAAAAGTTTAGAGTGGCTTTACTGGTTTTCTTTTTTTTCTTTTTAGTAACTTTTTTTACTGGTTCTTCCATTCTTACATTTTTTTGTAAAAATTCTCTAAACTGATTTTTAAATTCGCTATCATCACCTGGTTGAAGTGCTACATCATCATAGTTATTATCCATAATTAACTTATGTTTGATTGTAGTTTGTTTCTTTTCTTTTTGTATTCTTCTTACAAATGCGTAATAGATAATTTGTGTAAAGTAAGCAAAAGGGTTACTTGATTTCGCTGGGTTGAAGTTGTCCAAATATTGTAAACAATTTTCAATACCATCACTAATCATATCATCTCTAAATGTATAATTGATAAAATTAGGTCTATAAGATAAGTGATTTGCTATCTTTAAAAAACAACTACCAATATAATCGGTGACTGGTGGCTTTTCTCGTTTTTCTTTCTTCGCTTTATTTACTTCTTTTTTATAGGCTTTCATTGCCTCTAAAAATTCTTTGTTATTTACGTAATGTTCTTTTTTTGCTGCCATAATTATAATATACTATATTCCTTTCAAAAAGTCAATGTTTTAAGCCAATTAATCCACAATTAATTCCACTTCTACAGCTTCCGCTTTACCATAGTCTTCATAGTTTTTATTGTAGTGTTTCCAAATTTTTTTTTCGAGTGTTTTAGGAGTTCCTTTAAAAGGATAGGTAAGTTCACAATATTTTTTCCAATCATCACTATTATAAGTCACTTTTACAATCCATTCATCTTTTTTCATTTCAACATTGACTTTTACGAAAATTTGTATATAATGAAGCGTGTAGAGCGTTGATAGAGGATACTATAAGTTAGTGTAGAGTCTTTTTATAAGTACCGTCAAACTCCTCATCTTCAAATTCATCAAATATTTCGTTTATTTCTTTATTAACATTATCATTCAATCTTTCTTTTTGATACTTTGTATTATCAAGCGATTTAAGATTTTCTTTATCATAATCTTTTACAATATGGTGGTAGCTCTTTGTCATTGAGTCGGTGGCATTCGTTATTGTCATTATCTTATCTTTTGCGATAGTTACAATCTGATCTTTTGAATAACCAGTCCACTTTACTAAAGCAACATAATCTTTTATACCTTGTGGAGTAAGTTGCGGAACGTATTTTACTTGTAATGGTTTTGATAATCTTAATAGAGGAGATTTCTCTGTTAATTGTTCTTTAGGCAAAACACAAACTATGTCATCACCGTTGACTAGTTTAATTATCTTAATAATATCAATTTCTTGTTTTGTCATTGATTAACTCCACGTTATGGATTTCGTAATTAAAATCTTCATCATTGTATATATTTATTCTTTCTTTAAAGTGCTTAAGCGTAAAGTTCTCTTTGTCTTTTGTGTAAGATATGTCATCAGCAATATCATATAAAGTAGCAGCTGAATTATTATCTTTTAACCTAAGGCCACGACCAATAGATTGTAAATTTCTAATACGAGATTTAGAAGGACTTGCGAAAACAATGTTGTGAAGGTTCCTAATATTAACGCCAGTGGAAAAGACACCATAGCTAGCAATAATGATAGCGTTATTGGATTTTTCGGTAATCGCTCTAATATCTTCTCTAATATCGGCATCTACTCCTCCGTGAACATAAAACACTTTTCTATCTTGTGCTTTATTTTCGATTAACTCTTTAAGAATCTCACCGTGCTTTTCAACGTACTGAAATAAACATAAAGAATTGCCTTGTAAAGAAAGACATAGATTCCTTATATATTTATTTCTTTTTTCATTAGAAACTAAAAAATCCATTTCTTCTTGGTAACTTTTATCTTTTAAAAAATGACGAGCAGTTTTATCGTGTGATAACACTAAACATATAATTTTTAATTCAGCAAGTTGTTTCTTTTCTTGTAATTCACTTGTAGATACAACTTTATTAACAGCTCCAAATAAGCCCTCTAATACAAGTTTATGTGTTTTAGTTCCATCTAAAGTTCCTGTTAAACCAATTCTATATTTACAAGATACAAGCTTTTCCATAAGTTTTTTTAATGACATTGCTTTAAATAAATGTGCTTCATCACCTATTATCATACCAAATTTTTCAAACCAATTTTTAGGTAAATTGTATATAGATTGCCAAGTAGATATAATAACTCTTTTATTTGTATCTTTTTCGTGGCCCGAATATATCCTATGTACATTTCTTTCACTATTATAACCATAATCCTTAAAGTCTTTAAATAACTGCTCTACAAGCGATGTAGTGGGCACTATAATCAGGATTTTGTCTTGTTTAGTATCTTTTAGTCGTAATAGATTAAATATCAATATAAGATAGATTATGAGAGATTTAC